GATCCGGGAGCTGTATGCCAATATGACGGCGAAGGAATTCTTCTCGGACTACGGATTCGATTCCCGAAGGACTGATCACCTTGACTTCTACATCCCCAGGGATACCAATAAGGCAAGGATATTCGAAGTATGGCAGCTCAAGAGTGAATGGAGAACCTATGTCCATGACCCGGCAGACGGATCATATACAATCACCAAGGCATCACTGAAGGAGATAGCCGCTGAGAACGATGCAAGGCTTGAGATGGGCCTACAGAACGGAATAGACAGGGACGATGTACCTCTATTGGAGGCCGAAGCCAAGCTCGAACAGTTCTGGTATGTCAAATACCTCACTCCCTCGGGCCATTGCCTGTACGAAAGAGAATCCCCCTACAAACACGAAGAGCACCCGTATGCACTTGTGCTGTTTCCGCTTCTCGATGGTGAGGTGTGGGGCTTCGTTGAGGACATGATTGACCAGCAGAGGTATATTAACCGCATGATCATCATGCTGGACTTCATCATTGGAGCTTCAGCCAAGGGGGTGCTTCTGGTGCCTGAAGATTGTATCCCGGAGGGGATGACCCCGGAGGAGTTTGCAGATGAATACCGAAGGTTTAACGGGGTAATAGTTTACAAACCGAGACCAGACGGGCAGATACCCAAGCAGATCAGCGCCAACTCTACCAATGTAGGCATCATGGAGATGCTTAACCTGCAGATGAGCCTATTGGAGAAGAACTCCGGTATCAATGAATCCATACAGGGACAGAGAGCCCCGTCAGGAACGCCGGCAGCTCTCTACGCACAGGAAGCACAGAACGCTACCCTGAACGTGTATGACCAGCTGCAGAGTTTCCAGAGCATGATACTACGCAGGAACCGCAAGGCCCTGAAGGTAATCACTCAGTTCTATAAGGATAAGAGGTACCTGGCTATCAACGGACGGGCAGCAACACAGGAAGAGAAGATCTACGATCCGAATCTCGTTCAGGACCTTGATTGGGATATGACTATTGCACAGGGTATGGATACTCCGGTGTACCGCCAGATGGTTGATGATATGCTCTTCCAGCTGTTACAAGGTAATCTCATTGACCTCGAAATGTATCTCGAACACACAAGCATGCCGTTTGCTGATAAGTTGCTTGCCACGGTCCGCACCCGTATGGAATCCCTCGGAGCGGGAGGAGTACCCGGGCAGGTACCTCCTGAGATGGCTGCACAGGTCGGAGGAGCAGACCCGAGAGCTATGGCAATGCTACAACAGGCAGTAGGAATGAAAGGCAGCAAAAGACCGGCTGCATAATGATATACCCGGCGGGGTTGTTTTAGGTTAATTTTCAAGGGTTGCCCCCTCTCAGAATACGGGAGGGGGTTTTTACATGCCTCCAAAGGTGAGTGCTCCGGCAATAGCCGCAGCCACTCACCAAATCCCTCTCAATCAGCCCTTGCATCTTGGATCTCTTTAGTTTACCAGGGATATCCGGAGGCATGGCCTGACCTATGGAGTTTTCATATCCATCCATCCAACAGCACCCTATTTTACCATCCTTCCTCCGTTGAAACAAGAACTCAAGTATCGGCTTGGTCGGGATGTGCTTGCACTGAAGTGTTTTATTCATTCCCATGTTATTGCACCAGATATTGTAAAGTTAATAATTCTCCATGATGTTCAATCTCGCCTATCTCCACCTCCGGGAACCGCTCGAAGAACGGACTGAGCAGGGGAAACTTGTCAGCGATCTGATAGAAGTATTCGGGATCCAGCCGCCAGGCGATGTAAAGGACCTCCGGCATACGTGGCAGGAATTGTGCAAGCGCAGGATTATTATCGTAATCCTCATGACATTCACGATGGGCCAACATACAGTTTAACCTGACCGTCTGCAACTTATCGCTGTAGCTGCGCCTGACAATGTGAGCCAGGTCTGCCTCATCCCTCACGGCATGGCCGCATAGCCCGCACAATGGGTAATATTGAAGGTACCAGTGTTTAATCTTATTCAGCTGGGCCTCGGTGGTCATCTCGCTTGTTTTTAAAGCATTTCCGTGCATCTCTCTCCACACCCTTCAGGAACCTGCCTAACCTGATCGCACCGTCACCGATGGCAACCAGGTAGGCAAGTATCACTATGAGGGCGAAGAGGGTCATTCGAAGATTACTTTGTACCAATCAAGTTTGTCGAAGGAATTAACCTGCATATCCATTTCCTCCGCCCAATAAGCATATTCCAGGTCATTAAGAATTACACAATATCTTTTTATGATCTCTGGCTTAAAATCATCACCGGGATAAAGTCGGTATGCTATATCCCCCGGCTTCAGGTCGGACCGCTTGCAGGGGATGAGGTAAAGTTTGTCGTTGGGGATACGTTTTTCGATTTCCGTGCGAATATAGCAGGCACAAGGCAACTCCTCCATAACGGTGAGCAAGAGCTTCCCATTCGGAGACGCGATCCCTAACCAGCGATGTGATCTGTAGAACTTGATATTCTCCGGCACCGGGATGCGGTCAGGATACGGACTCTTCTCCTCCTCCGTCATGATGACCCAATCACAGGCAAGCAGGTCCTCTTCGGACATGGTGTAAGGAGCTTTAGTGAGACCTGCAAACTTTGCCATGAATCGGTTTTCGATACCTCTCTCCAGCCATGCCCACAATATTTTCCCCGTCCATTTCTCCCGGAACACTTTGCCTCCCATCTTCAGGGCTTCAAGGGCCTGACCGAAACACACAGTTTTTGCCTTTATGGCTTTGTCATCCAGGAGGGATGCCTTGGACAGCATTGATTCAACGGTTCGGGGCGTAGATCCGTCAGCGCTTTTAAGGGCATAAGCCCAGAAGCCATTACTATCCTGTTCTATCTGTTGAACATAATAGACTTTTGATCCATAGCCGATCTTTACGGCATCGTCAATTTCAAACTTCGGTTTGCTCATCGTTTTCGGTTTTAATTGGTTGTTCAGGTTTGTCAGTCACCTTGCTCTTTTTGATTATCCCGGCCTCCCGGGCCTTCTGTGTTGTCACTGGCTCTCCCGATACGACAAAGCCGGTGAAGGGGCGTTCATTCTCAGTCATTGCGTCAGTGCTGCTATAATGATTATTACTACTATTGCTATCCCACAGTATGCGAAGATCCTCTGGGGCTCGAAATGTTTGTCAATGTTGTTCATATCACGGTCAGTTTATAAGGTCTTGTCTTTATCCGAATACATTAAATTTCTTGATTATCGCCTTGCGCAGAGGGGTGCAGTATGTCGAAATGAAATACAGCACTGCTTTCCAGTTGAGTGTCCCCCGTGCGAAAAAGAACCTTGCCATTGTAATGTCTCCCATGACATAATGATACCTGGCATAGGAAGCAAACCACCTTTTCATCGTCCGGATGTCACCATCTGCCTGAAGTAGTCCGAGATAAAAGTCCCTACGGCGATAGTCGGGATCAAGGGATAGATTTTGTCCGTCAACATAGCGATACACGCATGGGGCTATCTCATGGCATTGACGGCTCTCTGTCACTTTAAGAAGCCAATCATGGTCAAGCTGACCAAACATCTCCTCAAATAGAGGCACACCCTCATTTCTCATAAGGATACTACTCATGTACGGCCAGTTCTTTGACTTATTCCTTGACAGTAATACTTGGTGAATAGACAAACTCTGCTCCATTTTCTATCTGTTTGATTTGTTCTTTAAGTTTCCACGGCAACCATTGGTCATCATGGTCAAGGAATGCGATCAGGCTTCCAGTGGCATGCTGTATGCCGAGATTGCGCCCGTAGTTTGGTCCTCCTCTTCCGTTTCTTACTCTCAATAGCCGGCATCCATATTTGTCTGCCACCTCAAGCAACCACGTTAAGTCCCTGGAATGATCGTCACATAGCAGTATCTCGATGTCACAGTCTGCCGTCTGGTTGCGTACCGACTGCAATGCCCTCTCAAGGGTTCTCTCGCTGTTGTGTGTTGGTATGATTACAGATACTTTCATGTCAATTCTGTGAATTTGTTACATCTACCGCCCTCGCTCCCCTCAGTTCGGTTGCTTCCTCTTCTGGTGTCAGCAGGGACCAATGCTTTATGAATGTGTTGCCCTCAAAATGGTCAACAAACGGTTCACACGGGCAGTCCTTACTGTCATCATGTAGCTTTACTTCGCCAAGGGGAATGATGTGGTAGATCATTTCTTATCCTCCTTTGGATACGGCATAATGATAAAGTTGAAGAGCATCGGAGTCCCGTCATCAGCCATGATGATTGTTGACTTGAATTTTGGGTCAATGACGGGCTTCTTCTTTGCCTTCTTGATATTCTTCCTCCAATACCGCTCAATCAGCCGCGATATTCTCTCATATGATCCGGTTCCTAATAGCATGGTCATAGTTCAGTCTCAAATGCTAACTCCGATTTGAATTCCTCATTCGGCATAGGAATGGTAACATGCAGTTCTATCTCTGCATCGGCCCGTACCCTCATGACATACTCCATGAACTCCTTGGAGAACATGGCTGTGGATGAGTCCACCTTCGATACCAGCTTCCACTTGCCGGTTTTCTTGCTGTACTTGAAGTCATGCCGGAAGTTGTACCTCCGCTTGCATTCGTCATGTACTTCCTCCTGGGTATGGCCGGTGAAGTCACTAATCATTTTTAGTACGACTCCCCAATAATATGCGTTAAAGTCAATGGAGCGGATAGGGTACAGGTCTTGCAGTGCGATCCGGAACGGGAGCCGCCTTTCCTTTATCGCCTCGATCAGCCTCTCACGCTGACGGTTGTTCCGGATCACTGCAAAGTCCATTGGTTACTCTCCCTGTCCTGGTCCTGCACCTTCTCCTTGATGCGCTTGTTGTACCATTCTGCGAGGGTCATTCCAGAGTTGTACCAATCATGAATCTTTCTCCTAGATGTATGGCAGACATACATGTATTTGTCATCTCTCTGGATGCAACTAACCTCTCCTGGCTGAATATCCAGATACTTGGCGACTGTGATATTCATTAGCCCTGCATTGTCTCTTTCAAGAAGTGCCTTTGATGCGCACCTCTGCAGAATAGCGTCACTTACCTTAATTTCATTTTTCATAAGCTTTTCGGCAAGGAAACCCATTGGTCAGCTTTGCTGCCGATGGAAGGAATTGCCGCTCCATAATTAAATTGTTTAACACGATTAGTAAATTATTTTCAAATATGAGAAAAATTTAGTATATTTGCAACATGAAGTTGACATTGAAAATAAAACTTTTGCCTACCGATGAACAGGCTAACTTGCTTCTCGACACGATGAAGGAAGCTAATGCTGTTTGCAATGCCATTTCTGATGTGGCGTGGCAAGAGAAGATTTTCAATAATTTCAGGCTCCATCACAAAGTATATCATATCTACAAGGCTACGTTTAGCCTTTCTTCTCAAATGCTTATTAGGCAAATAGCGAAAGTTGCAGATGCTTATAAGCTGGATAAGAAAGTTAAAAGGCAATTTAAACCACTTGGTAGTATTGCTTATGACAGTAGGATAATGACCTACAAGCCGAATAACATTGTTTCTCTGTGGTGTATCGGTGGCAGGCAAAAAATTAATTTTGTTTGCCACAACCCTAATTACATTCCTTATATCAAAGGTGAAGCTAACTTGGTTTACAAGAAAGGTAAGTTCTACCTTTTCCAAACCGTTGATGTTCCCGAAGAGGATGTTGAGGATGTGGAGGAGTTTATCGGAGTGGATATGGGGCTGCTCGAAATCGCATACCTTAGTAACGGTAAAAACTTTGGTTCTAAAAAATTTAACGACTATAGAGAAAAAAGACAAAAAGTAAGGAGTTCGCTTCAAAGCAAAGGTACGAAAGGCTCTAAAAAAGTCCTGAAACGATTGTCTGGCAAAGAACGAACTACGAGTACAATTATTAATCATACTATTAGTAAACAAATTGTTCAACTTGCTAAATCCGAAGGTAAAGGGATTGCCATTGAGGATTTGAAGGGTATTAGATTTTCTGCCAACAAGAAAGGTAAGAAATTCAGAACAAGGGTAAGTAAATGGAACTTCAACCAGCTTAGAAGTTTCCTTACTTACAAATCTTTGCTTAATGGTGTTAAATTGGTAGTTGTGCCACCTGCTTATACAAGCAAGACTTGCTCCAATTGCTTTCACATAGGCAATAGACAAGGCAAAAAATTTACTTGTAGCAACTGCAATTCTGTATTCGATGCCGACGAAAATGCAGCTAAGAATATAGCATTGTTGGGGACTTCTGTAAACAGTCCTGAAAAGCCGAGTATGTTGTACTGTCAAGTGCATTCGTTCTTAGGTTTAAAGCCCATCCCATCGCTTTAGCGTGGGTGGGTAGTTTACTGTTTGGCCTCCTTATTTTTGTTTGCCTTTTTCTTGCTCTCCTGTATGCGGTCAAAGTCGCGCTGAGTATTCTTGTTACTTGTCACTATCGCAATAGAGGCATTCACCCTCTGCAGGTAGTTCATCCTCGGCAGTATCTTCGCCCTGGTGAGCTTCCCGATTATCGTGGAATCCATCTCGTTTATGCCTCCCCACTTGTCACGAAGGATATAATAGGTCCGTCCGTCTTTCGCATTCTTTATCCGGGCTCTCTCCAATGCCGCATCAATCATCCGCTGGTCACGGATAACATCGCGCCTGGCTCTGCGCTGCTTGAAGCGTTCAACCCATGTAATCTTCTGATAGGTGGTCCATTCCTTCCAATCGGCCTTTACTCTTGTGATAAAATCCTGTAGGTAGTTCATATCTATCTGTTTGCGAATTGCTTCTTGTTAATCTCTATCTCTTCCGGGTCCTCCGTGTATATCACCAGCTTGCCATTGATTCCATTGCCGGAGCGGACGGTTCCTTCAGCCCACAGCTCGTTGAGAGCATTGGTTGTTTCAGGTCCAAACTCATGCACTATCTCTGCCAGGTACACATTCGGCCAGCGGGTCTCGCTGTACTTCTTTGCCAGGTATGCTTTGATCTGTTCTTTGAGAGTCATATCGTTGCTTCGGTTATTCTTCCCGGTCTGCGCTTGACAGTCGGGAGGATGATCTTCGGGGGAGGCAGGTGTTTCAGGCAGGCCCACAGACCTATTGCAGTAGCCATCACCATATCATCATGACAGCCATCAACAGCACCATAGCGGCCATTAGGCTTGATCTCATAAGTGTCCAGCTCGGAGAACACCCGGTCATCGCGTTCATAGAATAGCTCATCGCGCAGGGCAGCGTTCAGGAAGTCTATTATCATCGGCTTGCTGACCGGGTTGGTATGGAATCCGTACTTGACGGGGATCCCCTGCCGGATCTTCTCGGGGTCAGTCCGTGCGAATATATTGGGATAGTATTTCACTATCTCGTCCAGGATGGTCAGGAAGTGGTCGCCTTCGGCCTCGATGCTTGTCTTGTCATAGGAGTTGGATTCAGGGATGAACAGGGCGTTGTTGTAGAACTTGGCCAGCTGCACAGCTTTCCAGGCACCAAGGTCCTGGTCAATATGGCCTTTAAATGTTGCAACCGTTTCAGGCACCCCTCCGTCCATGATCCCGTACCGGTCAAATACCCTCATAACAGTATAGTCAGCCTCCGGGCTCCGGCCTCCGATATCCATTGACACCACATACCGGTTGGATACCTGTTCCTCCTTATCAGGGTACATCCATATAAACAGGTTGCCGCGGTCAGCCTGGATAAGCTCTATATCTTCGAGGGCAGTCTTGTCACGGATGGTCTTGCCGCGGATATCTCCCACAAACTCCGGATCCATCTTGTGCTTACGGGCCTGGTTGACGTATGCCGGGGAGAATACCCTTGCTCCGGTGGCCTGAAAGCTCTCTTCCCAGGTGCTCGGAAATTCACTCTTCATGCGCCACTCATCGTAGTTCTCACCATTCTTGAAGTCGAAATACCACTTAATGCCTTCAAGGGTAGCACCGAGGGACCAGAGATATGAGGCATAGGGTTCTGCGTCCATCCACTTGACAAATGCAGACAGGTCAGCCTCTGGGATATCTTTCTGATACAGCTCGATCTCGAACCATGCCACAAACACAGGAGCATATGCGCTCTTACCATCCATGGCAGACAGCCACTCCCTGTGGAAGAAGTTGCCTACACCTTTAGCGGTGGATTCGAGGGCAATGAGGGAGAATGGCACCTGTGCTACCCCGGCACGGACACTCTGAGCAAGGTCCTCTGCACTGCGAAGTTCTGTTGTCCGCCAGAAGCTCACCTCCGAAAGGTGACTCATGGCAAGGTCAAAGGTTCTCAGACTATCGGGCTTCTGCGATGAGCCAATGATGATTGAGCAGTCGCGCTCATCTATCCTCCGGTTCTTGTTTGATCCTTCCAGGGGGGACAGCTCAAAACCTCCGAGGTCCTTCGGATAGTTGGTGATGAGACGGGAGTACATCGCCCTGATGTTACGGGCCTGCTCTTCCACATCGGTAACGATACATGAATGCCACCTGGTCCGGTGAATGAGCTGTATCCATGCCATATATATCTGCACCAGCGTTGACCCTCCCCACTGACGGGCCTTGTCAATGATGATGCGGATAGGAACTCCGGCAACTCTCATCCTTTCGGGAACGGCCAACACCTTTCGCTGTGGCTGATTCAGAGAAAAGGGAACTATCTGTTTCGTCCTTTTGTCCTGTATCCTGGCAGCGGTAACGGCCCAGAACTCAAAGTCATACCGGAACCGCTGGTTGATCAAGTCACGAAGGAATAGTTCTATCCCTGTATTATCGGCGGGGATACCGTGAGATTGAAGGACTGATTCAAGTTTGTGATCGCGGGCAATAGCATCTATCAGAGCAGCATTCTCATTGTACATGGTTACGGGGATACCCCATACAAACTCATTGCCGCCAACGGAGAACTCTATGCGCTCCCTCTCGATAGGTGAGCCGACCCCTGTTACGGGATCATAAGGGGCAAAGAGGGCCTTTCTCCGGGCTTTGTTTTCCCTGATTATACTATTGACATCAGAGGCGTTCATTTCTTCTTCTTCAGGAATGATGCTGTCACCTTACGAACATATTCTATTGAATAGTTCAGGTTATCAGCAACTTCGGTGCATATCACTTTCCGGGAGAGCTTGGGAGCAATCTCGGGGCCATATGTGGCAAGCACCCTCGTATATTCATCATAAATCTTCTGTCGCCTTAGTAATGTGTTTTCTCCGGTTTGACTCATTATACTGCGTTGATGCCGTAAATATAGGTTTTTTTGTCCGCTATACAGGGCTTATTGTCCGGATACTTTTCAACACATTGATTAGGTTTGACGGTGAATAACTACAACCAAAACGCAGTAACGTTATGTCAGAATCATCAGGTAGCAGCACAAGCACAGGCAGCACCGGAGCCACAGGGGGAGAATCCTCTTCAGGGGGAGCCCAGGCCCAGGGAGCAGCAGCCGAAGCCGCCGGCACCGAAGCAAAAGCACAAGATACTCAGGGAGAGGCAAGTGCAGAAGCAGAGAAGGTGACACCGGAGGGAGAGAAGGCGAAGAAGAAAGAACAGCCTCCCAAAAAAGAGGGAGAGGAACCCGGGAAGAAGGAGGAAGCCAAGGAGGGCAAACCGCCTCACAAGTATCACGAAAGGCTTACGAAGGCATTTCCGGATCGCACCTTCGAGAAGGATGAGGACTATGACACGGCAATGGATGAATACCTTACATCTCTGGAAGATTACAGGGAGAAAGGAAAGAAAGCCAACCAGAAGCTCCTCGCGCTCTTTGAGTCAGAACCGGCAGTAGGAGAGATGGTCCGCGATATGATGAGCGGTGCGTCCTTCCGTGAGGCAGTTGCAAGACATTTTTCAGCCGAGGACTTTACGCCCACAGATGGCGATCCGGACTATGAAGGCTGGGCCAAGAACAAAACCGAGAGGGAGGAGAAGATGAAAAAGCGCAGGGAGTTTGAGAAAACCTTCGCTGCCAACCTCGAGACCGCTGGAAAGGAACTTGAGGCTTTTGCCAAGGAACATAACCTTGACGAGAAAGCCACCGATGAATTCCTCGTAAGCATTGAGAAGATGCTTGAGGATTTCAACAACGGGAAGATTACCAAGGACTCGCTCAGGTTTATGCGCCGGGCGATGACCTATGAGCAGGATATAAAGGATGCCCGGGAGGAGGGTAGGATTGCAGGCCGCAATGAGAAGATAGTGGCACAGAGGGAAGAAGAACCGGATCAGACCGGTGATGGAATCCCCAAACTCGGCAAGTCCCCCGACTCCCCTGATGAAGGAAAGAAGGGAGGGTACTTCGGAGGATTACGCGACCGAATGAGGGATCGCGGATTTTTGGACACAGAACGCTAACTAATATTTTAAAACACAATGAGAAACACTAACATTTTTAATATCGGAACTAAAGTATTGTCGCTGGTATTCGTACTTGTGGCAATAGCATGTACCTCTCTTATGATGGGTGCGGCTGGCGTAACGATGGCTACTGGTGTTGCTGTAACAGGTGGCACCGATGGTACCGGTACTGTCAGCACTGAAAAGGTTAAGGCCGGAGTTGCCGACCTGGACCAGGATTATGTATCCAAGCTGGTCACTCAGATGCGGCCCGCGGCCACACCTCTTGATACTATCATGAGGCAGATCCGTCAGGCAACCCCCATCAAGTCATGGAAGACTGAGTTTTATGCCGTTGATGCCCGTCCACTTTATGACGAGGTTCATACGGCTCACACTCATTCCGCTGGCTCTGGTGTGACAACCAAGGACCTGAGGGTTAAGAACGTCGGTATGTGGGCAGCTGATGACACTGTGATGTTCAAGGGCATTACCGGTGGTGACGGAAAGGATCTTGTGTGCTTTGTTATTTCCAAGGACACATCTGGCAATACTGTTAAGCTTCAGCCGCTCAATGGTGTTGATGATACCGTTGAGGGCTCTGCAATCAAAGCGGTTCCTTCCATTGCTGCCAACACAAGGATGGTAAGACTTGGGTCATGTAAACATGAACTTGATGCACAGACCTCTCCTTATGCTATCCTGCCTGAGAAGAGCTACAACTATGTGCAGCGTTTTATGG